AAGGGTCTTGATATCTCTAAAAAAGTACCTAAAGATACCTAACTATATACTTGACAGGGGCTTCGGCCCCTGTTATAATACTACTATTGTTATGATGATGTGGATAATACGACTATACAACGTTATACGGAGAAAATACAATGAACTTTTCAAACCTCAAGAAACAATCCAAGGACTTTTCTACCCTACTCAAGAAGGTAGATGACCTCAACAAACCCACCTACGATAAAGACGACACTACCAATAACTACTGGAAGCCAACACAGGACAAGGCAGGTAATGCTCTTGCTGTTATTCGCTTTCTACCTGGTCCTGCCGTTGATGGTGACGATGCTCTACCATGGGCCCAGTATTGGGATCATGGCTTTCAGAACAAGATCACCGGTAAGTGGTATATTGAGAACTCTCTGACTACAATCGGTCAGAAGGATCCTGTTTCTGAATATAACTCCACCTTGTGGAATACTTCGGGTGATGACAACTCACCAGAACGCAAGCAGGCTCGTGATCAGAAGCGCCGTCTGCATTATGTTTCTAATATCTATGTTGTGAATGATCCTAAGAATCCTGAGAATGAAGGCAAGGTCTTCCTATTCAAGTATGGTAAGAAAATCTTTGATAAGATTACAAAGATGATGAACCCAGACCTTGACTCGGAAAAGAAAGTCAATCCATTTGATCTATGGGAAGGTGCTAACTTCAAGTTAAAGATGACCCGTCAGTCTGGTTTTCCAAACTACGATGAATCAACATTCTTGACACCAGGTCCATTGTCAGAGGATGACAGCGAACTAGAACAGATTTGGAAGAGTGAGTTTTCTCTTGCTGAGATTACCGATCCAAAGAACTTTAAGACATATGACCAGTTGAAGGCTCGTCTTGAGGATGTTCTCGGTCTATCTGCCGGCGCCACCTCTAGCAGAACCTCACATACTGAGGAAATGCTAGAACGCAATCTTGCTAAGGCTCGTGCTGATGAAACACCATTCACTGACTCCAAGCCAGTTGCTAAGAAGGCTGCTGCGCCTGTAGTAGAGGATGATGAAGATGAAGATTTGGCGGAGTTTCGCCGTCTGATTGCTGACTAATATGATCGGGGAGCAGAAATGCTCCCCTTTCTTTTATCTTGCGTTACCGTAACTAAAGTGATTTTGTCCTACCTCACCTGGTGTTGATTCACCATTCACATTGAACATTGCACGTTGAAACGATGGTGTATTCATTGGCTGGGCTATCTGCTTCATTGCATGATCAGGATTGAAGCCCTGTGTAGGTGGTGCCTGCATTGATGCCTGGCGTGCCATTACCGGAGTGCTTTGTTGTTGAGCAATAGCAGCCATTTCATTTCTCATAGCGCCCATTTGTGCTGCTGACATATCAGGTGCAGGTCCAGGTGCTGGCATTGCTCCTGCTGTTCCTTTAATAGGTGGTAATGTGGCCGCTTGAACACTAGAGCCTGGCATAACAGTAGCAGACATATTCTTACCTTCACCAAAAGCATTGAGCGAAGGCATAGGTGCAGTTGTTGATGCTGTTGCTGGAGTTGCTCTTACTCCAGGTGTGGTTGCTAGAGGTGATGCTGCCGCTGCTCCTTGCGAACCAATAGGTGCTAACTTAGCAAGCCTTTCACCGAGCGTAACCTCTCTAGCTGCCTGTGCTGTAGTGGCTGCTGGGCCAGTTGGAGGTGTAGGAACACCAGGACCGACTGTAGGTGTAGTTGCTTGTGCAGATGCTACTTGTGTTGTTGGGTAATCTCTATTATATCTACCAACATCCATAGCTAGAATGTCTTGCTTCTCTGCACCATATCTCTTAGAGAAGTTTTGTCTATTCTTCATTGTGTATTGATGTCTTGCATCATATAGAGCGGCGATTTGTTGCTCTGGTGTTCCGCCGGCAGCACCTTTAGCCATGGTAACAATTCTATTTGCTTTACCATGCTGCACTGACATACTGAATAGAGCCTCTTGCACACGAGGATCGTCTACATTGTATCCTAGCTTCTTTGCGTGTCTATAGACTGGCTCATAGTGTGTTCTAGTAATGAATGAGTGCTGTGACTTTGCAAAGCCTGTAGGATCATTCTGTGCTATCTGCTTATACACCTTATTGAACTGTGGTGTGCCTGGTGTCAAACCTGCAAAGTTATGAGCATATGGTTGAGCCTCTTTAGAACTGACATACTTAGCCATTGTTCCAGTCTTAGTAGCCAACTGATGTTCGCCATATGATATGCCGCCAGGATCTTTTCTACCAGTTGAAACTGTATGAACACCTCGCTTACCGGATTCATATTGGCGTGATAACTCACCTAAACTGCTACGATGCACGATAGGTGTTGTATCAACTGGTTCGGCTGGCTTACTGCTAGATGCTGTCTGTCTTGGTGTTACACCTAGATGGCGTCTTGTATGTCTGCCATGTGATCTATGTGTTCTTCTGGGTCCATCACCCATACCTTCACCAGATATTCTCTCGCCCATGAAAGAACCAATAAGTGGCATAATAAAGCCCATAGCAGTTGTGACAAGACCGAGAGGTGTTGCTGACTGCATACCGCCGATACCACCCATCATTCCCATCATCATGTTCATTGGGCTGCCCATTAGATTAGGCATCATACCATTAGGCTGCATTAGAGAGGCAGTCTGACCATCGACAGGACCACCACCATAATCACCACCCTGATAGACTTCGCCTGATACACCAGGCGCTGCTTCACCACCTGCACCAGGAGCGCCAGAGTTAGAGCCAATTGACTTCTTTTGTTCGGGTGTTGCTAGCCCATGTCCATACTGTAGAGCCTCTTGAGATACTTCGTCATGAACTTTACCATTAGATGAAATGAGTCCCCATGATGTTGCTTGTCCTGTGTTGCCGATCGGATAGCTATTCTTATTAACCCATCTTGTCTTAGCACCACCGGAGTTATTATACTGCTCCATCAATAGGAAGTCACCCTTTTCATTAGGTGCTGTTAGTGCTACGCCTGTGTGATATCCAGCACCCGTTCTATCTGCACCACCATTGTTATACTGTTTAGTTGCTACAACCTGACCCGCTTTGATATCACCATCAACGATAGTCCATCCTGATGATCTACCGATACTAGGATTAAATGCTTTACCTAGTGTAGCACATTGCTGGGCGTTTCTTGTATCATATAGATTATTATCTTTAGGTACGACATATCCACTCTTAACATCAAACGACATGCCACCGCCAGATTGCCCACCACTGCCTGCTAGAGGTGTAGCGCCTTGCTTTGCTCTTTCTTTATCGGTTGCTGTAGCAGTTGAATCATCGGTAATGTTTAGACCATTATAGTATTGCATACGGGCGGTTACTGCACCACCAACGTCTTGTGGTCTTTCATAATCAGATACGAGTGTATTCATACGCACAGAGGTAGGTGCATTATCGTCCGTCAATGCACTGTATGATTTACCATAATAATTTTTCATTTCCCAGATGGCTGCTTTAGTCTGTTGTGCTACAGACATGTCCTTAGGATAAGCACCAAACTGGTTTTTAATTCTCTCTGCTCTTGATGGATCCCATTGCACAATACCTTGTGACATATGCAAACGATCCCAGTGATGATCACCAGGATTCTTTAGAGACTCACCTGACATATTAGCAACAAGGATTCTAGCAGCGGAGTCTGATAGTCCTTCTGCTCTTGCTGCCTTATACGCCTCTTGCTGATTTGCTTTTAGATTGCCAGTGGCAGTTGTTGAACTATACTGCTGGCGCATATTCTCAAGCCAGCCAATCTTCTTATTCTGTTCATTTGTGGCTGCTGCCTGTCTCTCGGCAGTCTGTTTAGAGATAGCAGCACGAAAGCCGCCAATATCTGGTGTTCCTCTTTTGAAATAATCAGGGAAGAGTAATGCAATCTCGGTAGGTGTGAGTTGAGACAGTAAAGAGTTATTAACACTGACAGCTTGTCGTCTATCAGCCATACTCATTTTTCTTAGCTTGTTAAAGTTTGATTTGTTTGCCATTTACATCTTTTTTCTTAACATAGATTGGAGTTGTGCCTTCTGCTCATTCTCTAGGTCTTTCATTTTCTGCTCTTGTTCTTTTAGGAACTGTGTGAGCATTTCAATGTATATTTGTCTCTCCCACGGTATCATGCCTTCAATATCCGATAGTCCCCATTTGTGATGATGCATCAAACTAAAGTTGTTTTTAAAATGCGTCATCAAGCCTTCATAGGCCATGATTATAGAAAAAAATCAGCGAAATCTGTATACCTCACATCATGGTGAAAGCCACATTTAGGGCAGTCTGCTTCTATTCTTACAGCGAATGTTGGGAAGTTATCTACAAACTCCTCCAGCTTTCTAAAGTTTTCTTCTGTCAGTGCCTCGATGAACTCCTGCAAATCTTCTTTAGTCTGATCTCTAGCAGGATATGTTCCATCTTTATCGTAAATGAAATCGATTGACTGTATTACCATATCAATCTTTCTATCAATCTCTAAGCCACCATCTATGCGTTTCATAGCACCGTAGCCAGGGTATTTCATTCTTACACCCTTATCACCACCTAGCTTGATATCATTAGAAACATCTTCTTCTAATATCTCACAGTTATTGATATCCATTTCTGCATTGAATACCTCACCGCAAGTCTCACCATCTTCTAATACGTTATTGCATGATAGTTTAACAGCAACCTTTTCACCAATGCTCTTGGCTCTTAGTGCAATGAATAGATAATCAACATCAAAGAATGGTGCCTTATCTACGTTAAACTCACCACGCACAACACAGTTATTGACCACCTGCTTAACGGTATTAACAACTTCGTTTTGATCGTTTGACTCTAGTGCTATTAGCAGTAGCTTTTCTTCTTTAACTGAGAAAGGTCTTACTGTAATAATCTTATCACTAGAAGGAACTTTCATTTCATATGTTGGTACATCAATCTTAGGCAATGCCATAATCTAAAACTCCATATTATTGTGCTATCTTTTTAGCGATACCTTCTGAATCGCCTGGACGATCCCAATACTTATAGGCGAATGATACCTGCAATCTTAGAATGTCGGTATCTGCCCATGTTACTTGCTGAGGATTGACCATCATAGGCCATGCTTTTAATAAACGCCAGCCGTAAATGACTTCTGGTTCATATTTAATTGTTGGGTTGGCAGAAGGACTTATGCTTTGTGAGTTACGTTGTGATGCAGATGTTATACCATTACCGGGTGACCAATAACTACCACCAGCTGAACTAACACCAGAATCTTTCTTACCAAACTCGGCATAATGAAACACCTCAATAGTTGAGTAGTAATCTTCTGGATACTTAAAGTGAAATGATGTTGGTGGGTTGATAATATCCATCCAGTCATCGAATAGCTGGCGCTCGAATGTCTTGCTTCTTACGAGAAATGATAATGTAATACCATCACCATATGTCGTATTACCTGGTGTCATTTGCTTAGGACCATAGTAACGCATTTCTGCTACCTGAAAGCCACGGCCGGGAAACTCGGCAGCGTCACATGCAAAGATCATACTCTTGCTAATATCATTGAAATAGCTTAGTCGGCTCAATAGTCCTTGTGGGTTGATTCTAACGATAAAGCGACAACTTTTAGTGACTTGATCCTGCCCATTGAGAGCAGATAGCATATCATTGATTGCTATTTGTGTGGGAGGATTATTACCTGAATATGCCATTAGTAGCCCTGTTCGATAAGTGTTTTATCTACGATCTGCATTTCAACAAATTCCATTGTCAGTCTTGAGGTGACGGCACTACCATCTTCAAAGGTACTAAACTCTGTTTCTGGATTATAATCAACATCAACTCTGACGAAAGCACCTTTTGCTACTTTCGGAATCTTTTCATTTGGTCTCCAGCCACCGCTGGCGTCTTTAATCCAGAAATCAATCTCCCATTCTGATGGGCTTTTAAATTGTAGGCTATCATAGCTGGTGATGCCTGTAATCTCTGGTGCAGCATAATATCTGAAACGATTTAGTAGTCCTGTTCCTGTTGATGTGCCATATAGCATTTCAGAGTCAGCTTGATTTTGTGGTGCAAATGTAAATGAAAAGTTATAACGTCTTAGTGAGGTTCCTCTATAGAGAACTTCGACACCAGGATTGATTTGTCGTCTAAACAAACCACCAGAAAGAGCATTAGCACCAGATATAAGATCAGAGCCAACACCGACAACGGCAGACGCAACACCTGCACCAAGTCGTGCTAGTTTAATTTCATCATATTCATGGCCCTGCTGAAAACTTAGATTGTTTGATTGTCCGCCGCCGGGCATATACAATTGAAATGAGTCGAGCATTTGTCTGCCGTTGAGCAACCCACGAGCGGCACCTGCCGCCTGAACAAACGACTGTGGTGTATATGCTGAAAACTGGACCATCGCACCATATTCTGGTGAATCCAATAAATCAGATGGAAATCTATATGAGTTAGCTGGCATTTATATCTCCAAAGACGCTACATATATTTAGCGAGGTATATTATGGCTTACGATTACAAACAAGGAATATTCAAACCCACGAAACCAGAGAAGTATAAAGGCGATGCTTCTAATATCGTATATCGATCTGGCTGGGAAAAGAGAGTTATGGACTGGTGTGACACCAATTCAAATATAGTAGCATGGTCATCAGAGGAGATTGTCATACCATATATCTCACCAGTAGATAACAGACCACACAGATACTTTGTAGATTTTTATGTTGAGGCTGTAGATGGTAAAGGTAACAAGCAGACATATCTACTAGAGGTTAAACCTAAAGGACAGACTAAAGAGCCAACACCACAAAAGAGAAAGACTAAAAGATATATCACCGAAGTTGTCACATGGGGTGTTAATCAAGCAAAGTGGAAAGCAGCCGAGGAGTTTTGTGCTGACCGTGGCTGGACTTTCAAACTAATAACAGAAGCGGATCTATTCAAAAAGTGAGATAAATACTAGTTATGGTAGACTACTCACAAAAAGACCTAACTGATTGGATTAATAATAAAGCCATGGACCTTACTAGTGGTGAGGTTCATAGAACTTTGTTAAATAGTGATAGAGGTGGTAAATCGATAGTAGGCAATCTATACTTCTTTAAGTATGATCCTAAGCACAAAGATACTCTAAACATATATGATCGTTACCCAATGGCGTTTCCGATCAAGTTATATAAAGACGGATTCTTAGGTGTTAATATGCATTACTTACCTACAGGTGAGCGTCGATTGTTTGTTCGAACCGTTAATGAGTTTAAGCAAACACTGAGAGAGGGTGATAGGTTTAAAAACAATGCAGAGTTTATCACTATGCTTGAACGAACTAAAAGAATATACAAGATTATGCCACAAGCCGTGCATCGTTACCTAAACGATCATACTAGATCAAAGTTTATTAGAATATTACCAGAAGAATATGATAAAGCAGTTCAACTAAAAATCGACGAATGGGTCATTAAGGGATAACAAATGGCAGTCAGCAGTTTCTTTGATTCGTTTCCTAAAATCAAATACGATATCAACAACACATCCACCTTTCAGGCAGGCTCTCATGAGTTGGTTACTGATATCTTCTTTCGTCTAGGTGTTATTCAGAACGCATTGAATAACATTTCATCTTACTTTGTATATGATATTGAAGATGGTGACACACCAGAACTTCTTGCAGAAAGATTTTATAACGATCCTGGTGCAGCATGGATGATCCTGCTAGCCAATAATATTGTAGATGCACAACACGAATGGCCTCTAGATTATTCTTCATTTCAACAGTTTGTTACCGACAAATACGGTTCAGTTGAACTATCCCAGACAACCGCACATCATTATGAAAAGGTCATTGAAAGACGCAATACCAGAACAGATGTGGTCAATGAAACTCGCTTTATAATCAATGAAGATATTATAACCGATGATCCTCTTTCTGTACCATACGATTATTATCAGTCACTAGCTACTGGTGGTGCATATTATAGTTCCGACACATATGATATTGGTGATGACTCGATTGAGGTAACTGTTCGTGGTGAAGAAGTCTCATGCTATGATTATGAGAATAGAAAGAACGATGATCGTCGTTCAATCAAAGTCATCAAAGCAGAATACTATGTCCAGATTATGGACGAGTTTAGATATCTAACAGGACAGAAACCTGATTATATTAGGAAGTTGTTTTAATGTCTGATAATTATTTTGATCGTGGCTTAGTCCGACTAAACGGACAACTTGGTGGTGCTGATAGCTATACGCAGGTTACCTGTAAAGAGGTGACATGCACCGAGAGTTTATTGACACCAGGTCTGCAAACATCAGCCACATTTCAATCACAAATCTACAAGAATGATGTATTCAAGAATTGGGATGCCATCAAGAATAAGCCCATGACGATTACTATGGAAGATGGTTATGGTAATCAAATGTCATTGCAGCAAACAGTTTATAGAATGGATGGTAGAGAGTTTCATCCAGTCAATATTTCACAGGTTGAAGAATTTACTGTTCATGCATGTGATCAATCTCTATTAGACGATGCTAAGAAACTTGTAAGCAAATATTGGAAATGCACCACACCTTCTAAGATTGTAGAGGAGGTTCTTGGCACTTGTTTAAATATTCAGAACACATATATTCAAACTGCTGAACCCGCTCGTGATTATGCAGCGGAAATGATTCACCCATTTCAAGTAATTGCACAGCAAGCCAATGTGGCACTAGATGGTGACGATCCATCTTTTGTGCATTATATGACATATTCTAATAGAGCCCAAGGTGCTAACTTCATGCAGGGCGGTTCTTATTGGCAGCCTACACATAACTTCCGTTCATTGACACATTTGGCCAGACAGGCACCAAGATATACATTCTTTCATTCTGAAACTGGTTTGGCTGGTGGTGCAGATTATAATAACGAGAAATACAGAACACCCAACGCATTTAATCGTCCTGCTATTCAGTTTATGTTCCCTTGTGACTTTGATTTACTATCTGACCTATTAAATGGTGTAGATGAACAAGGACAAAATATCAACGCAGGTTCGTTCATGAATGCTATGGATATGGCTGCTGGCTTTCTTACAGGTGGTGGCGGTGGTCGTATGCAAATGTGCGCCCCTAATGGTAACTTTAAACAGTCACTAACTAATAAAGGTTCAGCCGGTCAACAAAATGGTTGCCCATCAAATGTCGAGCAGCACCTATTAAAGCGTCAAGCTAGAATGGGTCTGTTAGAAAAAGATAAAGTTGCTCTTAGAATGATCGTAGCATGGAATCCATATATCAGCGTAGGTGATGTTATCTCTCTAACATGGAAAGATAAAGACAGAGGACAGAATTTATACGGGTCTGGTGATTATCTAGTTGCATCACTAACTCATAGAGTGCAGAAAGGTGGTTATGCTACGACTACACTCGATTGCGTATCAAATACAGTTGGACAGGGAATAGTATAATGGGAAACGCAAGCACACCTTCACATCCCCATGGTGAAATAACACCAATGGTAATTGCTGGCGGTGATAAGACCGATCCAGCGCAGCGCCGTGATGGCTCAATGAAGCTATTTGATCCTAGTCGCTGGAGTCAGCAAGATTATGATCTAAGCGATTTGTGGTTCAATGGCTTTCTACAGAACCCCACACAAATGGGACAGATGAGTACCGGCGGTGGTCTTGATCCTGGTACAATCGTATATGTATTGAAGCAGGCGGGTGAGCCTGGTGGTGTTATTCTAGGTGCAGCAAGCGGCAACCGCAAAGGATCGTCTGGCGGTTCTATCGGTGGACAGAACTTGATGGACGGCAGCATTATGCAAGAGTTGGCATCAAGAAAGATCGGTGTTAATGTTCCTCCACAGATTGAAGAAAAGACAGAACGTGGCGCCAAGATTAGAAAGATTAAAGAAAAGGGTGAGCAGCATTCATTAGATATGCTCGACGGCTTGCCTCTACACGGTGCATTGTTCCAGATGACTGGCTTTAGATTGCCAGAATTAAAAAGCATTCCTACTGCCAAGCAGAAGAATGATAAGATGATGAATAACCAGATGATGCAACAGCTACAAGGACAGGTAATGTCCATGGCGCAGATGTTTCAAGGGTTGATGAATAATGGTCGTAGCGGTACATCGGCCGCCGGTGGTATTCCTGCTTCGTCAGGTATGATGAGTACCGTTTCTAATCCTAATACAGGAACAGAAACACAAGTCGATTTATCTAAGACAGGCGCTGGTCTAGGTCCTGACGGTGTATCGTATATGGATGAAGTTCTACAGACGCTAGAACCACACATGCAGACTGCCGTTAAGTCACTTGCTAAACTAGTGCAAGGACTAGAAACAAATGACGGTGTAGAATTTCCTACAGGTGGTGCTGTTCATTATACTATCTTTATGGAGAATGCTGCTGGTCTATTAGCGCAAGCAACTACTATTGACGACCTAATGATTGGTATGCAGAGACTACAATGGGACAAGAGTTTATTCGGTCAAGATAAATTATCACCAGTTGTCTTTGAGGTAGACACCGCTCATGGTGCAGCATTTCAGTATATGTATTATGACGGACATATTGAGACTGTTTATACCAGCAATACAATGAACAGCATGAACGCATGGGCTAATACTATTACAAGCCCAACCACATCACCTGCCGT